CGTTGTAAGCTCGTTTCTAAATGATTTAAAGCCGGGTCAATCCATGTGTACGGCAACGTGGGATGATGTAGATCACCTGGATGAAAAGACCAAGACCCAGTTATTGGCGGTCTATAGTCCAGCAGAGAGGGAGATGAGGTCCAAGGGTATACCAGTGTTTGGTTCTGGTCTTGTCTATCCGGTCAGTGAAGAAGACGTAGTGTGTGACAATTTTGACATACCTGACCACTATTTGTGCATAGCTGCAATAGACTTTGGCTTTGATCATCCCACTGCTGTATCGTGGGCTGCCCTAGACCCTGACGATGATATTATTTATATCTACGACGAGTACAGTAGAAGCAAGGAAACACCGCTAACACATGCGGCAGTGATTAACGCCAGAACACCTGCATTGCCCGTGGCCTTCCCACACGATGGTCTACAGCACGATAAGGGCAGCGGAGTACAGTTGGCACAACAGTATAGAGATTTGGGGGTATATATGCTTCCACACCATTTTTCTAACCCACCAGTAGACGGAGCGACAAGTGGAAATAACTCGATTGAAGCTGGCATCAGTGAACTTCTGCAACGCTTTGAAACAGGTCGTCTGCAAATATTTAAATCGTGTACTGGGACTCTTGAAGAAATGCGTCTCTATCATAGAAAAAATGGTAAAGTTGTGCCGATAAAAGATGATCTGCTAAGTGCATTGCGCTACGCTGCCCTCTCTGTAGAACGCTTTGGAGAACGTGGTAAAAACAAAACTGTGTACCGTAAGTACAACTTTGACTCTGAAATTAAGTATAACTCTCCAGGGATTGTATAATGGCTGTAGCTCTAGACGACAGTGAAATCATTGCCCTTGTTGACACAGAGATCAACGGGAGTTCTACCTATTATGACTCTGAGATCAGTTCTCAGCGTGAAAAGTCTATGGAGTACTTCTATGGTGAGCCATTTGGTAACGAGGAAGATGGTCGATCCCAGGTAGTTGTCACCGACGTTCAAGACACGCTCATGTGGATGATGCCATCCCTGATGCGTATCTTCACCGCTGGTGACAACGTTGTAGAGTTTCTACCGGAAGGTCCTGAAGACGTAGCAGTAGCTGAACAGGCTACCAACTATGTAAACCATGTGTTCTATAAGCAGAACGATGGGTTCATGATTCTCTACAACATGTTCCTTGACGGCCTGATGCAGAAGGTAGGCGTTGTTAAACACTACTGGGAAGAGATTCAAGACACCACCACAGAGGATTATGCAAATCTTACACAGGGTGAGTACGATTCTCTTCTCTCTGACGACGAACTAGAGCTTCAGGAACACACAGAGACAGCTATAGAACGCGCTGCTATTGACCCCACGACTGGGGAACAAGTAGTCGTTGAGGATATTTTCCACGACGCTGTGTTTACACGAACAGTGTTTAACGGTAAGGTATCTATTGAAAACGTGCCGCCAGAGGAGTTCCTAATTAACTCTGGTGCCAAGTCCATTAACGACGCTCGTTTTATCTGCCACCGCTCCCATAAGACCCGTAATGACCTTATCCGAATGGGTTATGACGAAGATACTGTCTATGATCTTCCGGCGTATTCAACAGGTGCTGATGATATTACAACGAGCCAGGAGTACATGGCACGTCACTCCTATGACTCAACTAACACCTATCCTAACCAGGCTGCTGAAGACTCAGAAGTTAATGTACAGATTTTTGAGTCGTATACTCGACTGGACATGGAAGACGATAGCGGTATTAGTGTTCTTCACAAGATTACACACTCTGGAGATATTATCCTCGACTGTGAACCAATTGATTACATTCCGTTCAGCTCTGTGTGTCCAATTCCGATTCCCCATAAGTTCTTTGGCCTGTCGGTGGCAGAGACCGTGGAAGATATTCAGCTTATCCGTTCTACACTGACCCGTAACTTGCTGGACAATATGTATCTAGCTAACAACGGTAGGTTCCAGGTTGTAGAAGGACAGGTCAACATTGATGACCTATTGACCAACCGTCCCGGCGGTATTGTGCGTACTCGTAGTCCTAACGCGCTACAGCCTATTGTAACACCTGCTCTACAGCCAGCTGCTTTTCAGATGTTGGAATATTGGGAAGGTATCAAATCTGGACGTACTGGAGTTAACCCCCAAACACAGGGGCTGTCAGCAGATGTACTTAAAAGCCATGTGACACAGGGTGCTGTGCAGGGTGCTCTTACAAACGCTCAGGGCCGGTTAGAGCTTATCGCACGTATCTTTGCAGAGACCGGCGTTCGTAATATGTTCAAGTCGATCTACAACTTGATCCAGCGTTATGAAGACCGCACGAAAGTTGTTCGTATCAATAATGGATATCAGGAAATTGATCCGGCAAGTTGGCGCGAAGATATGGACGTAGATATCAAAGTCGGTATTGGATATGGCGACCAGAACAACCGTTTGACCAACCTTGGTAGTTTCTCAAACTTGATTGAAAAGGTTGCTACTCAAACAGAGGGTATTGTTTCTCCAGATAATATCTACAATCTTGTCCGTCAGATGGGTAAGGAAATGGGTATCAATAATATTGATGCTCTAGTGTCTCCTCCACCACCTCCGAACAATGAGCCTACCATGCAAGACCAGGCTATGCAAGCTCAGAGCCAGGCTCTTATGATGGAAGCTCAGGCTTCTCAGATGCAAGCTGAGGTCAAGGCTAAAGAGCTTGAACTCAAGACAGCCAAACTTGAACTGGACCGTGTTGAGACAGAGTATAATATAGCTATCAAGCAAGAAGAGTTGAAACTTAAAGGTATTGAACTGGGCTTTGAAATGGCCTCTGGTGAAAACGTAAAGGCATAGGAAAGTATTAAAATGGCATATCAAAACAATATCGCTTCTCGTATTATTTCAAGCGTAAACATTACCTCTGGCGCTGCTTCAGCACAGAGTTCAGCTGCTCCCTTTGGAGCCACCATTGCTCGTATTGCCACGTCGGCCAATGTGAACATTGTTATCGGACCTAGTCCAACTGCTACAGCAGCCGGTACTTTGATCACACCGGCAGATGCTTCGTACTTTGTCATTAAACCTGCAAGTTCATTTGGTGGTACTGACGGGGAAAAGGTAGCTTCTATTGGCACAGCAACTGTAAATGTTACTTGGCTAGAAGGCTAATCTAATGGGTAGCGGTAACTCTAATGTTTATATTACTTGGCTGGAGGGGTAATAATGTCTACAAATAAAAAAATCACTCAACTCGACGAACTTACCCCTGCCACTTGGGCGGACGATGATGTAATCGCTATTGTAGATATCAGTGCTCAAGAAACTAAGAAAATCCAGCTATCCACTTTTAGAACTGCTGTGGGGGGTGTTACAACCCTAACCGCAACTACACCACTAACAGTAGATACTTCCCTAGGTGATGTTACGATTAGCGTAGCGATCAGTGGTGGTGGTACTGTCAATGCTGTGCTTGACGAAGACAACATGGCTTCCAATAGTCCTACAGCCTTGTCAACACAGCAGTCTATTAAAGCATATGTAGACAGCCAGATCATTACTGTTGACAGTTTGTCAGAAGTCCTCGCCTTGGGTAACACCACTGGCGGTACTGATCTTTCTGTATCAACGGGCGATGACATTACATTTGCCGACAACAGCAAAGCGATCTTTGGCGCTGGGTCTGACCTTCGGATTTATCACAACGGTACCAACAGTGTTATTGGTGATTTCGGTACAGGCGACTTACTGATATATGGGACTGACGATGTTTTTATTCGCGGCAGTACCACAAGCAACTACATGGCTCGTTTTGCAGAGGAAGGCGCTGTTACCCTCTACTACGATAACGCCATAAAACTGGACACCACTGCTACTGGCGTGGATGTTACGGGAACGATTGTTGGTGACGGACTAACGCTAACAACAGGCGCTACCGTTACGACCGTCCTTGACGAAGATAACATGGCCTCAAATAGTGCCACAGCACTAGCCACACAGCAGTCCATTAAAGCCTACGTCGATGCAGAGGTAGGCACAGTAGACACACTTGCTGAAGTTTTGGCACTGGGTAACACCACTGGCGGTACTGATATCGCCATGACGGGTGGTGACAAAGTTACCAACTTCACCTCAACCGGCATTGACGACAATGCTACCAGTACTGCCATTACCATCGACAGCAGCGAGAATGTCGGTATTGGGACGGCGTCTCCTGACAGTGGCACACCTCTGCACGTTCAAGAAAGTTCTGCGTCTTTAGGTGCTAATCCAACCTCAAGTGCTTTACTTGTGGAACGCTCCGGTAATGTCGCTATGACGCTGGGTACTTCAAACACTGGCGCCGCATCCATTTTTTTTGGTGACCCAGAAAGCCTGACAGTTGGGCGGGTTCAGTACGACAATTCCGATAACTCTCTAGCGTTCTGGGCAAATACCGGCGAACGTATGCGTATCTCCAGCGCGGGTTACGTCGGTATTGGTACGGCGGCACCTGCATCAGCGCTAACAGTCTCGGATGGCACCGCTTCTGGCCTGACTCCATTTGGCGGCACAGATTTATTCCTTGATAGCAGCGGCGATAATTACCTACAGTTTGGTTCTGGGACTAGCAGCAGTCCTGCCATTTATTTTGGCGACTCTGCGGATGGAGATGTTGGCGGCATAATTTATGCGCATACGTCTAACGCAATGTCCTTCAGAACAAACGGCTCAGAACGTATGCGTATCAACAGCGCGGGTAACGTCGGTATTGGGACGTCTGCGCCTATGGGTGCAGGTGGGTACGGTTGGCTGACTATTAATGGGTCAACGGGTTATGGAGGCATTGTAAGTTTATCACAAGTAGATACTGAATTGGCTAGATTTCAATCAACTACTTCATCTACGTTGTTAAGTACACTAACTGCTGCACCTCTTCTTTTTAAGACATCCAACGCAGAACGTATGCGTATCTCCAGCACGGGTCTGGTCGGTATTGGAACCTCGGCTCCTGCTGAAAAATTAGAAGTTACTGGCAACATTATTCTCGATGCTACAGACGCTGACATCAAGTTAAAGTCTGGCGGGGCGGGAACAACTGGTGCACTTCGTTGGACGTTTACTACTAACAGCACTTCATATGGCGATATTTCTTTGCCCTACGACACAAGAGCATCTGTAGGGTTATTGCTTCATACTATAGGCAGTTATCCAATCACTATTGATAGCGGCAACAGTGTTATTTTTAAGGAAGATAGCACTGAGACTATGCGTATCAGGTCGGACGGCAACGTCGGTATTGGTACAGCGGCTCCTGCGTTTGAACTTGATGTTGCGGGAGTAACCGACCCTGTCATCCGTGTTCGGGCTACTGGCTCAGGTACTGGTGATGATTCGCTAATTAAAATGGCGGTGACCAACGCGAGTGCAAGTAACTACATCCAGTTTGGGGACGCTTCTGATGCCGATGCGGGTTACATTCGCTACGCACATTCTACGAATAGCCTAATTATTGCGACAAACGCCGCTGTTCGGATGACCATCAACAGCAGTGGCAGTTTACTGGTCGGGCAGAGCAGCTCAGCCTCACCGGGCTTTAATAACACTACCGCAGGAGGAGCTTGGTCCTCAGATGGTACATCTCTCCACTTGTCTCGGAGTAGTAACGGTTGCGCTTGGTTCAACCGAAGCACAACAACTGGATCAGTCCAGAGCTTCCGCTATAACGGTACCGGCGTAGGCACCATCTCTGTTACAGCAAGTGCGACCGCGTACAACACATCGTCTGACTACCGGCTGAAAGAAAATGTAGTTCCTCTTAATGGGGCAATTGATCGCATCAAACTTCTGAAGCCAAGCCGTTTCAACTTCACCGTTGATCCTGACATGACCATAGATGGCTTTGTGGCTCACGAAGTTTCAGACGTTGTACCAGAGGCTATCTGCGGCGAGAAAGACGCAGTTGATGCTGAAGGCAACCCTGAATATCAGGGCATCGACCAGAGCAAACTTGTACCTCTACTGACCGCAGCTTTGAAAGAAGCACTAACAAAGATTGACTCGCTTGAAACCCGAATCACAGCACTAGAAGGATAAATAAAATGGCTATTACATGGTCTATCGTACAACTGGACTATGCTGTCTCTCTCGACGGTGAGACAGACGTAGTTAATAATTCTCACTGGCAGTGCATCGACTCCGATGACGCGGGTAATCAAGGCCGGGTCTATGGCTCTGTTGGTATCCCAACGGATGACATTACAGATTTTATCGCGTATGCCGACATCACTGAAGCACAAGCTCTTGAGTGGACCAAGACTGCTCTTGGCGCTGAAGAGGTTGCCTCTATGGAAGCGAACGTAGCAGCACAGCTTGAGCTGCTTGAAGACCCCGTGGAGGGAAGTGGTACTCCATGGGCAGCGTAACCTATACCACAAACACATAACTTATAGGAGACGATAATGGGTAAAAATGAAAAGACCCCGATTATCATCGACGACGTAGAATACCATTATGAAGACATGACGGACGAGCAGAAAACTATCGTCAACCACGTGGCTGATCTAGACAAGAAAATGTCTGGTGCTGAGTTTAACCTGGACCAGCTACGGGTTGGTAAGTCCGCTTTTGTAAACATGCTTAGCGAGTCCCTGAAAGACTAATGAAGATTTTATTTTCTTTATCTCTAATGCTTTCTGTGTTATTCTATAGTAGTAGAGTAGCTACTTCTCAAGAAGTTGTAATGTCATGTTACAGCGACACAGAAAGCATACGAGAAGCCCTACGAAAATATGAAGAAGAAAAAGTTTTTTCAGGTTTGAGCAAAGAACAGGTTCCAATGGAACTCTGGGCTTCTGACAACAGCTACACTATTTTTTTATACACTCCTGATGGAAGATGGTGTACCTTTCCCGGCATGTCCGGCCACACTATTCAAATTAAAAAGGGTCTTAAAATATGACCGTAGAGTCTGCAACATACATTAGCCAGCTTGTTCCGGCTAACCCCGCTGCCAGTGACAATATCAGTGAGGGTGATGATCAGCTTCGCTTGATTAAATCAGTGTTGCAGTCACAGTTTCCAAACATTGGTGCCAATGCTGTTAACCCTACTGCTGCACAGTTTAACAAGCTTGGGTTCCAAACTGGCACTGTTGTAATGTACGCTTCTAACTCTATACCTACTACACAGACAATCACTGGTATAAACGATTGGTTAATGTGTAACGGTGGTAACTACAGTACTTCTACTTACTCTGCTCTGTATGGTATTATCGGAACAACCTTTGGGGTATCTGGTGCTAACTTTAAAGTTCCTGATTATCGTCAATATAGTCCAGTAGGCGTAGGTGGTACGTTTGTGCTTGGTTCCGTTACTACAGCACTAGCTACGGCAGGTACAGATGTTATTACACTTCAGCCTATTAACTTCCTTATCAAGACGTAAGCCATGGTTGTTTACAGAGGCGAAAAGTTTTCGGGATACAATAAGCCAAAACGTACTTCCGGTAAAAACAAAAAGTTTGCAGTACTGGCAAAGCAGGGTCAAGATATTAAACTAATTCGGTTTGGTGATCCTAGCATGACTATTAAAAAAGACCAGCCTAAACGACGCAAGAGTTTCAGAGCTAGACACAAGTGTGACACAAA